CCTCATTAGCAAAGCACAGCTTGTACAAAGCCCAGAGTATTCTTGGCGCGTCCAAATCTGTGACTTAACCTACAACGCTAGCCAACAGCTCACAGCTTGTCCTGTGACGGTGTTCTATCAGTCAAGTGTTACAAACAATGGTGCTTTTGTAGCTAACGTACAAAGCAATCCACAAACGCTTACAGTTGATTTAGTAGCTAAGAAAGATAGCACAGTTGAATTTGGTGGTACAACATACACCTATGGACAGGCATTTGGCATTATTAATGCCATATTTGTACAAGAACGTGCTGCTCAATTAGCAGACGCTGCTAAACAAGTTGCTGCTCAAGCTGCAATTACAACTAATAATGCTGCAAAATGAACAAATCATTTTTAACAGATAGCAACGGCAAACCTAGTCACACAAGGTTACTTGTATCATTATGTGTTCCAATATTGGTTTTAATACCTTTGGCAGTATGGGCAATTATTTGTTTAAACAAATTATCATTTATTGGTATTGACGCTACAGTTCCTTTATACATCGGAACGGCCAATGGTATTATACTTGGGTATGCTGGTTTTAAAGCTACTCAAGAACCTGATTCAAAATAATTATATCTTACTTATATGTCACAAATTCAAAAAGGTTTCACGTATACTTCGGGATCACCAAACAATTTGGTGACATATACGAATTTAAATCAGTTGGCCGATAGTGCCATCCTGTTGCCCGGTGCAATCACTGACCAAACTTCAAAAGCTACACCTGATAAAATAGATAGCGTTTTGATTTATAGTGCATCAGATTCAGCATTAAGAAAAACAACAGTTTCATCATTAATTTCTCTTACTCCTTCATATGTGTTTAATGTAAAAACATATGGTGCAGTAGGTGATGGTACTGCTGATGATACGGCTGCATTTAATTCTGCTATTAATGCAGCAATTGCAGTAAATGGAACTGTAGTAATACCTGCTGGTGATTATATTGTTTCAAGTGATTTAGCATATACTTTTCAAGGTAGACTTACGATACGCGGTGAAGGAATGAATACTTCACGTATTATATATACTGGATTAGGTTATGCTCTTGATTTTGAAATGAGCATTGGAAGCTATCCAGAATTAAGTTCTGTAAACTTACATGACTTTAGCGTATTGCATGATCATCCTACAGGCGCAGCAAATTCTGGTATTACAATTCGTTATCCATTAGGTTCTATATTTTCAGAAACTCATCAAGGATGCCGTCTTGATAATCTTTATATTGGAGCAAAGTTAAATGGAACATATAGCCAATCGCACGTAAATGCTGGATTCGGATATGGATTAAAACTATTTAATGTAGGCCAAGCGAATGTAAGCAATATTTACATTTATGGTAATTTTACAACGTGTAACATCACGACAACGCCGGGAGATGGTGCAGGCGGTGCTGGTAGTGGAAAAGGTTTATGGGTACGTAATTGTGTTAATAACATTTATGAAAACATAAATGTACGTTTCTTTAGCCAAGGAATTTATTTAGATGTTACTACAGGTAACAACAATCAAGGTAATTTATTTAATCACGTTAATATATTAACTTGTCCAGAAGCATTTAGAACTGATGGATTAGTTGATTCTTGGACGTTAGATAATTTCCAGATAGATAATGGAAATGATTTTAGCACGATTAATAAATTAAACATTCGTGGTATTGTTATTAATTCCAATTTCACTAGCGGATACGGTGGCCGTATTTCAAATGGAACTTGTGAAGTTGGTACAACATTTGGTGGACCTGCTTTATTATTAAACGCAACTGCTGGCATACAGGTAAGCAATTGCAGATTCTTTACATCTAATACATCTGCTGCGGTTCCATATGGTATTAAGTTAACTGGTAATACAACAGACTGCCAATTTAGTGATATTTATGCTCAAGGCGCAGGAAGCAATTACGGAATGTATGTAGACGCAGGCTGCGCACGTAATATCATCAAAAACTTAACTACTTACGGTAGCGGTGGATATTATGATTCTAGCGCAAATCTTACTAATAATTGCGATTATTATTTAGGTAAAGGCGCATTTGTAAATATGATGGGCGGTCCTTTTACTGTTCATCCTAATACAGAAACTGCTATTGTATGGAATAATGTTAAATTTGATGATTTAGGTGTTTGGAACTCATCAAATGGAGCATTTTTTACAGTTCCATATGATTGCGGAATTAAACGAATTAGCATAAGTTCCAATTCTAATTGGTTAACTAATGGATCTTCATTTAATAGACAAATAAAGATTAAAAACATTCTTGATGAAAATTTTGCAGGAAGTTCAATTCCAGCAAGTAATAATTTTCCAACTAATTATGCTTCGTGTGGTGCAGCTTTAGTTGATTTAACTCTTATAGCAGGAAATTGGTCAAATAGTAGTTCTTATTCAGTAGGAACAACTGTAAGATCTCCAGCAAATGGAAGATATTATATTTGTACTTCAGCAGTTAGTAGTACAACTGATCCATCATTAGATCCTTCTCATTGGAATATGTTATATATGCAATTTAAAGTAACTGCTATTCAAGATAGTGGTATTGATGTTACATTAGTTACAAGTTCCAATTTTATTATAAAATTTGAAGGCTAATTTATGCATGAGACACACGAAATGCTTGATGTTAAAGGTGGAGCAAGTGCAGTGACTTCAATTTTTGGCCTTATAGTAGGCTGGAGTGAGGTTGAGCAGTCTCTACGCATCATATCACTTATTATTTCTATAATCGCAGGAATTTACGCAATTCGTCATTATAGCAAAGCCATTAAAAAATCGTAATGCCACAACCACTTACAAACGATTATCTAGTTGAAGCCGAAAATGGATTTGTCGGTATGCAGTCGCGTACGAATCCGTTAGAGCTTCAGCCGGGGTATCTGCAACTGTCTCAGAATATGCGTTTGGACAGAAACACCGCAGCCGTTCGTAAGGGTTTAAAGCGCATGACTCCAAATGATATTGCAGGTGCTGCAATATATGCGAGCAATACGTTCTTAGCGTTAGATGGCACAGAGTACATAATATTGGCCAGTTCGGATCGCCTGCACGTTTATAACATACAAACTGAATCCATTAATGATTCGGTATTATATCCAGCAGGCCGTACAATTACCGCAAATGATCCATGCGATTTAGTACAGGCAAATAATGTACTTTATATTTTGCGTGGATCTGGTGGTGATTTAAAAACTGCACAAGGTGTTACGTTTGCATCTTCAATATCTGCTAGTACATCAAATGCGACCATTACACTTAATAATCACGGATATACTAGTGGTGATGAAGTTATTGTTAGTGGAATAACAAGTACGCCAGTAAATGCTTATAATGGATCATTTATAGTTACTGTAATCGATGTAAATACGTTTCAGTATACGATTAATAGTATTCCTTCAATTCCAAGTACTCAACCTAATCCTATTTACTGTCAAAAGGGTAAAGCTCCATTAGTTTGGGATGGCGCAAATACAATTACAGTTACTCCACAAGGTTCTAGCTCATTAGGTTCAGCTAATATGCCTTGCGCTGACTTTGGTATTTATAGCACTAATCGTTTAATTTATAAATTAAAACGTGATCAAATAGCTGCATCAGATTATCTCAGTTTTGATACGTGGGATCTTCAGTTTTCACAGTTTACGATTAATCTTGGTGCAAATGATTACATTGTTGGATTCCAAGACTGGCAGCAAAATCAGTTTTTAATATTTCAACGTAACTCGATTTATTATGCCTATGTTGATCCTAATGGATACACTGCTGGCGCACCCCCCGGTGGCAACACAACCATTCAAACCCTAACGTCCGAGTTTGGATGTTCCGCTAGACGTTCAATTGTACAGGCTGGTCAATACATTTTCTTTCTTTCGGACAATGGCGTGTACCTACTCAATCCTAGTCTTGATTTAAAACTACTAGGTAACACTACCCCATTGTCCAATTCTATCTCGGATATAATGGCACGCATTAATGTTGATTACGTTAAAAATGCGGTAGGCACTGTATTCAACAATCGCTATTACTTGGCCGTTCCTATTGATGGATCTACCAGAAATAATGCAGTTTTAGTTTATTCCATGCTTAATAAGGAATGGGAATCAATTGATACGTATCCTGCTGGAATGTACGTTGATAATTTTGTTATAGCTCTCTATACAACATCAGCAACTTCGTATACAGGGGCTGCAAAGCGTCTATATGCTATTAATCAGGAAAAGGGAATATTCTTAACCGAAGAAAACAATTACGACGAATTTGCATTTACATATGGAACTCCAACACTTCCGTTTACAGTTCCATATACAATGACAAGCGGATTTACTCAGTATCCTATTGCTGGTAAATTAGTTACAAGACGTTACTTCTATAATAATTATTCTGCAAAGCATTTTTCGTCAGCAGAAATGGATATACTTTGTAATGCAAGTGATTCGCTTAAAGTAACTGCAATTACGATCAATCCTGACAATTCTAAGCAAGTATTCAATTTTGCATCGTCAACATATCAAGATTACACTAAGCGTTTTCGTATAGCTAGTCGCGGATTTGGTCTTGATCTTCAAATTGAATCTTTAAGTGGTAGGCCAACAATTCGCGGATTGCGTATCACGTCTACAGTTCCCGGCCGAAACCTAATCTCAGAAACTTAATGATTGCTGAACAAGAAAAACCTAAAATCGATTGGCTGGAAAAGCTAACCGACTTTGCCATACAAAATGGCAAGGATGGGTGTTTTTTGGACTGGCACAGAGATACAGTTAAAAACTACATTGCGTTTCACGTTTATCAAAAAACGATTGTATTTGTCATGGATGGCAATGAACCCGTGGCAATGGGCATGGGCAATCAGTGCAATGCAAACGAAGTAAGCTCATATTTTAATTGGGAGCCTACCAATCCTAAAGGAGATACGCTGGTAATATTGGATGTAATTAGCACCAAGCCGGGCGCAATCTTATTACTCTTTTTAGAAATGTTCAAAAAGTGGCCACCGGGGTCTGTCGAAGTAGTCGGATTCCGTAAAGGCAAAAAAGTTTCAATTACCTCAAAATATATAAAACTGGCCTCAAGCCTTTGCTAACATGGGATCAACAACAGTACAAGCAGCACAACAACCTAATTACGCGCAGCAAACGTCTGATACGTTAGCGTCGCAGATTGCGCTTGCTCCTCAGCAGTATGCTGCCGAAGCACAATTTCAACCTCTTTATAACCAACTACAGTTACAGTTGGCCAATCAGTCATTGAATGGAACGACGGATGCGAATGGTAACTACACGCCCGGTTTGCTTTCCATGTATAGCAACCTTACGCCTCAATTAGGACAAATTAGCGCAGCAGCTAATAATCAGCAACGTGCTGCCGATATTGCCGACGTAAACAATCTTGGACCGCAAGCTACTCAAGCATTACTTAATGCAAATCCATTATTGGCTCAGTCATTGAATCAAGCTAATGCTTTAAATGCTCCAATTAATAACGCACAAACCAATTTACTTAATCAGCAAGTAACTAATGGTGGTGTAACTAATTCTTTAAATCAGCAAGCACAAACGCTTTTAAATTCCAATGGTGCTTTAACACCAGAAGAACAACGTCAAGCTGATCAACAGACTCGCGCTGCTTATGCTGCTCGTGGTTTAGCGATGGGTCCACAGGCAGTTGGTGCTGAAGTTCAAAATCGTTTAATTAATCAATATAATCGCAATATACAAAATATTGGCGTAGCAAGTGGCATTAATCAAAATTATATCAATAATCTTGGTCAGGCTGCTCAACTTAATAATGCGCAGACTGGAATGAATAGATCATACGCAACTCAAATGGTTGGCGTAAATCAGGCAGCATTAGGAGATCCTTTCCAAACGATTCTTGGTCGTCCATCAAATGCTTACAACACGATGCAAAGCACCTATAATCAAGGTCAATCAAACACCGCATCTGCTGGCCCTTCTTTATTTAATCCAGAATCAACTTACGCTTCCAATATTTATACTAGCAACACACAGGCTCAAAACGCTGCTAATGCTGCTACGGCTGCAAATAATGCATCTGTTATTGGTGGTGCATTTAGTGGATTAGGAGCTTTAGGCGGTGGTTTAATTAGTAAATATTGCTGGGTAGCTCGTGAAGTTTATGGCGAAGATAATCCAAAATGGATGATATTCCGTAATTGGACACTAAACTATGGTCCAGTATGGTTTAAGAAACTTTACTTAAAGCACGGCGAACGCTTTGCAGTATTTATATCAAACAAGCCACTTCTTAAGAAAATTATCCGTAAATGGATGGATTCTAAAGTTGAGGAAGTACAACGCATAGAAAATTTATCTCACGCCTAACATGGAAAGAAGCTCATATTTTCAAAATAACGGATCAAGTGCTGGCGTGTTGCCTGCTGGTTATTTGCAGGCTGCTACATCTGCTGGTCAAAGCATTGGCCAAGGGCTTGCGAATGTTGGTCAAGATATTTCTGCTGGAATACAAAAGTACATGCAGAATGAACAAATGCGTCAGGGTTTAGCTGGAAATAATGCAGGTGCATTAGCAGATCCTAACATACTTAAAAGTCTGCAACAGTATGATCCTAAATTACTAGATCGTGTAAAAAACAATAAAGACACGCTTGATGATCAGCTTAAGATTTCTGGATATATTCAAGGTCAGCGCTCACAACAACAGGCTGCTGCACAACAGGCTGCTGCTGCACAAGAAGCTGCACTTAGAGCAAATCAAATAGCATTAGGAGCAAATGAAGTTAATTTTGCATCTAAATTATCACAACAAAAAGTTGATACAGGTAATCAAAATCTAGCAATAGGTGGCCAACAATTAACTGCGCTTACTAATCAAAATCAAACCGCGGCAGCAGCATCGGCTGCTAATATTGCTGGTAATCAAGCTGGACAAGAAAATTTATCTCCAACTCAAAGATTATCTAATTGGATTAATACTGTTAACGCTAACGGTGGACAAGTTTCAACACAAGATCTTGATGCTAAAAAAGCTGAATATGGTGTTCCAAAAAATGTTCAAGTTGGTGTTAAGAATGTTTATGATGAACAAGGTAATTATGTTGGAAGAAGTATAAATTACAACGGTATGCCTGCCGAATTTATACAAAACCCAATGAATAATCCTGCAATGCTTGAAAAAGCTATTCCGTTGGGTAATCAAACTATTTTTGCTCCTACTAATGATGAAGCAACTAAATTTAGAAATTCTTTAAATACTCAAAAGAATTTAGCTCAACAATCTCAACAAATTGATGATTTAATTAAACAAAATGGATCAAAAGTTGGAACATGGGGAACTGAAGCTAGAGCAAAAATGCAAAGCCTTATGGGACAATTTAGAAATAATTTAATTAGTACATTTCCATCGACTCGCATGAGTCAAGAAGTTGAAAATATCAGTAAAGAAATGACTGGTACGCCAGAAGATTTCTTTAGCAACAATACCAATGCTTTAGCTAAAATTCATAATGTTGTTAATACTCATGCTGAAGAATTAGCAAATGCTGCTTCTACTTATTCAAATGGTGCAGCTAGAGTAAATAAATCAACTTTTGGATGGAGACAATACGGCCAAGGAAATACTAAATCTGCTCCTAGTTCCATTAGACAATTTGATACAACAGGAAAAGAGATTACCAATAATCAGTAATGGATACTCCAGATCAAACTGAAGATTTAACTCAACCATCAGTTTCTGATAATTCTGCCGTTCCTGATATAACGGCAGAAAATCCGAATCAAGGTTATGAGGATAAAATTAGCGTGGCATTACCGTCACGCAATGTAACACTTCATTTTGAACAAGGAACTCCTGATGATGTTATTAAAAAAGTAATTCAAAGAGAATATCCGCGTAATGGTGCTGATATTGATTATGAATTAAACAATGGTATTTTAAATCCTAAAGATGTTAGTTTAGAGGATTACAAAAAGTACGAAGAACATCGCATAGATCAAAATAAAATAACACTTAATGGTGTTAGTAATTTTGTAAGCAATGCTCCTAGCAATTTATTAAAAGGTGCAGGAAGTTTAGTTGATTTAGCTAAACAAGTAAAAGATGCTGCACTTGATGTTAAATCTTCTGATCAATTAGAAGCATCAGCAGTTGAAGGTATTGCTAGATCGGCAAGAAATTTATATGGAAGTATTCAGCATCCAACTGACCCGGGTTCATTTAGATTTCAACTAAATGCAGATGAAACAAATGCTGATAATACTGTAGAAAATCGTTTTAAACAGTGGAAAGAAAATGTTGCGTTTGCTCAAAGAACTCAAGAAGCACAAGAAGGTAAAAATAACTTAACGAATTATAATTCTGCTGAAGAAAATCCAATTAATAATACTGTTGCAAACACAGTAGCAGAGGTGGCCGACCCTGTTAATATAGCCATGATGGCTGCTCCAGAATTGGGTTTAGCTGATTTAGCTACTGAATCGATTGGCAAAGGTGTTGCTTTAGGTGGTAAAGTTGCAGTAGGCGTTACTAAACCAATTTTAAATGTAGCCAATAAGGTAGCGGATCAAATGGCCGAAAGAATGGGCAATGGTTCGTCTGTTTTAAAGGGAGTGGTAGCTTCTGCGGTCCCGGGCGTTAAAACCGCAGCAACCGTACTTAGTGGGGCTAAAATCGCTAATACATTAGGCGAAACGGCAATGAAAGTAGGCCAAAACATTGCTGAAGGTACTGGACGTATGGGTCCTTTAGAATCTTTAGGATTAAATCCTAATGCAGGCACGCTTGATAGAGCATTAGCAACAACTGGCCGATTTGGTGGAGATGCTATACTTAATTTAGGATTGCGAACCGCAGGCGGTGCTGCTGAAGGTGCTACTATTGGTGGATTAGTTGGTGGCATTACTAACGGTCCAGAAGGCGCAGTACAAGGCGCAGGAGCAGGTGGATTACTTGGCGGTGCTGGGGCTGCAATAGGTAATATAACCGCAGGCGCAACTGGTAAATTAGCAGAGGCTAATCGTCATGCTGATTTCCAAAAGTTTGTATCGAATTTAGACCCAGATACTGCTGCTAAATTTCAAACGATTTATAATCGTGATGGATTAAATGCAGCCGTGCGTGCAATGGATACGGTTGGCCTAATTAAAGGCAATTTAAACGATGGCAATGTACTGCTTTATAACAATCAAGATGCTCCAAGTGAATTATTAGGTAATTCGCGTGGTATTAGCTTTACATCAGGTGATCGGCCAACTGTTGCGATTAATGTAGATAAAATTGCATCCGATAGAACATTTTCGCACGAATTATATCACTTTGCTGATTCAATTGATCAATTAAGGCCACTAACTGAAGCAATTCAGCAGCATATTGTAGGTACTTGGTTAACCAACCCAGATGGTACTACAGTACAAGCAAGCAGTGGCCTATTATCTCCACAAGAAATTAGTAAAGCATTTGACGAATATAAGTCAAAAATTGGTACGCAAAATCCAGAATGGAACAATGCTACTACAGATGCTCAAAAAGCTAATTTAGTAAGCAAAGAATTAGGCGCAGAATATCTTTCCAAATTAGTTGAAGGATCAAATCCTGATTCATTACTTCGTGGTTTTACAAGTCCAGTAAGGACAATGCTAGACCAAGTTCTAGCTAGACAATCAAATGATATTATTAATGGCCTAGCAAATCGTTTAGGCAATGGTGCAAAGCCAGTAGATTCACTTGTATTCAATAATTTAAAAGAAGCATCGCCTGCATTAAATGCAATGCTGCGCGATTTAGTAAGAGCTAAGTACAATTTAGATAGCAGAATAGAATTGGCCGATACTGAAGGCACAATTATTAATGCTCGTCATTTATCTAATCCAGCAATTGCTAGAACTGCATTAGATATTGGTCTTGCTAAACAAAATCCAGATGGAACGGTTAGTATGCGTTCCGATGCTGAATTAAATAAAGAAGATCATTTACAATCTCAGATACTGCACGATACGATTAGAACTGCACCAGTTCTTGATAAGAACGAACCGCAGATGCGTGTAGTTGATGGCAAATTAACTGGTGATGGTATTAGCAAATCTCAGTTAGAGGCTATTAATAAAAATCCTTTAATTGGTGATAAGGTCAAAGAAATGTTTAATACGATTTCACAATCGTTGAACAACAGAACGAATGGCCAACCTAATACGATGTTTATCGATTATGGTGCTGCGACCAAGAAAGCATTTAATCGTATTACTCAAAAGTATTATACCAAATATAATGATGGTATACGTAGATCTCAGCGTGAGATTATACCTTACGAATTAAACTTTAATAAAGCTAATGAGCCTTATATGCGCGCATTAGATTTAACTAAATTTCGTAAGACTGCGCAAAATCTTGCAACATCAAACAAACTTGGCCCTTGGGGTAAAGACTTTCAAAAATTTTATAATGATGCAGTAAATTACTTTAATAACATATCAGATCCATCTGGCGTAAGAACTAGAGAATTAGCTGGTATGACTCCAGAAAAGGCCACGTTCTTAAACAACTTGGTACAATCTGCTGAAAAGGGCGGTGCTGCTTATATTCGTAGCTTTACATTGGATCGTATGATTCAAGGGCATTTAACTGGTGAACGCATCGGTTATAATAATATGGCATGGCAACGCAGTAAGATTGACTGGATGCCTGATACCAAAACTCCGACTGGCAAAATAATAGATAGTAAAGAAGGTTATTCTATAATAGAAAAAAATAATAAATTTAAATTATTTTCACCTGATGGAAAACAAATAGGTATTTTTGATACTCAAGCTAATGCTGAAGCACGAGGTAATTTAGAAGCTAATAAAACAACTGGAGAAAAAGCACCTATTTATGAATTAGATAATAATGTTCCAGAAAATCAAAAAAATGATGCTGGTTATAGAGTATCTCAAAGACAACCTGATGCAGCAAATAGAACACAAGATGCATTAAAAGAAAATTTAGTTATAGATACTGATACAATTTTAAAAAATGCTAGCAAAATTAATGATGTAGCAGATTTAATAAAACAATATCCTGATTTTAAAACAGAAAAAACAGATGCTAAATCAGTAATTGAAAATTTTAAAAATCATGTAACAGATAATTTATTACTTTTGCATGATTTAATGCCAAAAATATTAAGAGATAGAGCTAAATTATGGTATGATGGTGCAAGAAAAATTACAGATACTTTAGCAAAACAATATTCTATGCCTACTCGTGCAGTTGCTGGAGTAATGGCATCTTTATCTCCTCAAATGGATTGGTTTAAAAATGTATCATTAGGAGAAAGAGTTATAGATATTGTAAAAAATAAACAAAATGCAATAGCTACTTCAGAAATGATGGATTGGTTAAATCAATCTAAAGATAAATTAAAAATAGATCCAAAAATAATAAAAAATATAGAAACTAAAGAATTTAAAAATTTAGATACTTATGATAAAGCTGTTTGGGTTAGAGCTTTTGATGAATCACATAATAATAAATCATATCATATAATAACTCCAGAAGGCAATAAAGCTGGATTACAAACTAATGATAATGGTTCACCATCAAAAATAGGATGGGGTGGTTTTGGTACTATAGCTAAAGCAGTATCTATTATTGAAAATCCTAGTAGAATTAATATTTCAGATGAATTAGGTGGAGCGCATAAAGTTCGTAATTTTTATAATAATATATTATTACCATCTGTTAAAAATTTTGGAGATGTAACTATAGATACTCATGCAGTAGCTGCTGGTTTATTAAGACCTTTAGCAGGAAGTGATATTGAAGTAGGTCATAATTTAGGAAGTGGTGCGCCGGGATCGGCAGTGCATGGAATATCTGGAATTTATGGAATATATGCAGACGCATATAGAAATGCTGCATTGCAAAGAGGTATTTTACCTAGAGAAATGCAATCTATTACATGGGAAGGTATTAGAAGTTTATTCAGTCCAGAATTTAAAACATCAGCCAATAAAAAAATTGTAAATTCAATATGGTCTGAATATAAGTCAGGAAAAATATCTAAAACCGATGCAACTCAACAAATTATTAAATATGCAGGTGGAATCAAAACGCCCGATTGGGCCAGATCCAATAATCCGTAAATTAAAAATTTTAAATAAAGCTATTACTAGAGAAAATTATTTAAAACTTATGGGAGTTGATACAACAGAACCTATAGATTTTGAAATTGAATCACAGTTGCCAAGAGAATTACAAAAATGAATTTAGCAGATATACTTTTTAATGCAGCTAGCGGTGGCGTGGTAGGATCTTTATTACACATCGGAACATCGATCTTTGAGACTTGGAGAAAGAAAAAAGATGCCGAGGTAGAGGTAATGCTTATGCAGGCCAAGGTTGCTGCTGCTGAAAAAGAGGCTGCTTGGAACGCATTTTCTAAGTCTGAGGAAAGCAATAACTCAATACAGATACCTGCCAATGCCTCGCCTACGATGGTAAACACCTATTTGGCGGTTGATGCTTTTAAGAACTTTACACGCCCCGGCATTACATGGGCACTTTTATTCGTACTGCTTTATGTGTTTTCCGTATCACCAGTAGACTCTCAAAAAGAGATGTTAGGCCAAATAGTATTTGGTGCATTTACTAGCTTATTCTGGTGGTTTGGTTCACGTTACCAAAAGCAGTAATTGACAAATCTTAATAAATGTATCAGCAGTTTTAATACTTAATGAAAACTACTGGTCTTTTTACGACTCATCGCGTCGACGTAGAAGTCGAACTTGATAAGCCTTTTAAGCTCATCCCATTTGGTGATATTCACAGAGATTCCGATATGTTTGCGGATACTCATTGGCAGGAATTTTTAGATTATGCCAAGAAACAAAACAATGCGCTATTCTTAGGAATGGGCGACTACACAGACGGCGTATCTACGAGTGAACGCATAGTTTTAGGCGATCACAATTTACATGATACCACTAAAACAAAGTTAAAAGATGTTTACAAAGGCGTGGCAAAGACGCTAGTAAACGAATTATCTTTTATGCGTGGCCGATTAATCGGGATGCTTGGAGGCAATCATTATTTTGATTTTGGCGATGGAGATACTACGGATCACGTACTGGCTGCTGCTTTAAACACTAAGTTTTTAGGAGTATGCTCGTTTATTAGATTATCGCTGAAATTCAAAGGCCGTAAAAATCAGAGGCATAGCTTGGATATATTTGCGCATCATGGTAAGGGTGGCGGTGGATTGCCCGGCAGTACCTTTAACACTTTAGAAAAGATGTCTACCACCGCTATTGCGGACTTTTACTTGATGGGCCATGACCATAAAAAGGGATGTATTCCATCAACTCCTAGGCTTGTTCTAACCACTGCTGGAAGTAATCCTGAGCTTAACGTGCGAGAGAAAACGCCATGGCTAGGACGTACAGGTAGTTTCTTAAAGGCTTATGAAAATGGAAAAGTAAGCTATAACGTAGACGCTGGACGTTCGCCTGCCACTCTAGGCTGGATAGAATTTGAGATTACTCCAAGACGCAGACGAAAAGGTAATAGTGATTTAGTTGAGTTTGAAATTAGGGGAACTACATAATTTTTCCCTCTAATAATCATTTTAATCATAAAATAACTTGACGTTAGGTTAGTGTATAATGTAGGGTATTAATCGTACCCATGAAAGCATTAATCTTATTTTTAGCTTTAGCAACGAGCGCATCAGCTTCAGAAAAACTGATACCTGCTTTGATTGCAGTAGAATCTAGTGGTCAGAACAATTTGATTGGTGATCATGGCAAAGCATATGGCTGCCTACAAATTCACCAAGAGGTTGTTGATGACGTAAACAGATTGTATCATATGCGATATACGCACAATGACTGCTTTAATCGTGACGCATCGATTCGCATCTGCCAATTGTACCTTACGCACTACGCTGGAAATCGTTCCGACGAAGATCAGGCACGCATTTGGAACGGTGGCCCACTTGGTTACAAAAAGTCGGCAACCATTAAGTATTGGAACCGCGTTAAGAAATATTTAAAATGAGAATTACTATTGGCATAGACCCCGGGACATCAGGTGGCATCGCTTGGAACAAAGACAATCTTATCGGTTGTATTCCTATGCCTGAATCTATGCCTGACCTAATCGAGTTCTTTCGCAATTTGATCAAGGGCTGCAATGAGTGCGAGGCTTGGATTGAAAACGTGCCTAAGTTTGTGGGAAAAGCTATTCCTAGTTCTACTACGGCCGTTTTATTCCGCAACTTTGGCTACATTGAGGGCGTTATTGGAACGCTTAACATACGCACCATTCTTGTATCGCCTCAAGAATGGCAAAAGCATTTTCATTTAGGAACTAAAAAGGATTGCGCATCAACTACCGAATGGAAAAACAAATTAAAGTCCGAGGCTATGCGTCGCTATCCTGCGCAGAAAATTACACTAAAAACTTCAGATGCTTTACTAATTTTGGACTACGCCATGAGTAAAAAGGGGCAGCAACCTGTCAGCGATTAAATGACTTAACTCGCAAGGCTGCTGCCCCAACCCATGTAACAAGTCAAGTCTATATCAAAACTTCCCATGTCAACAATGAACTCAAGTACCTATACAAATTCGTTAGCAGTCGCCAGCGATGGCGATATTTATTCGAGGATGAATGATCCTCTGGTCGCCGTTGAAAAACTCGGCGAAATTATTGCAAGCTCTGGTATGTTTGGATGCACTAAGATTGAGCAAGGCCAAGTGCTAGCTTTACAGTGCCTATCTGAGCGTAAACCGCCTTTAGAATTGGCTAAAACATACCATGTAATTGATGGCAAGCTATCCATGCGTTCCGATGCTATGCTGGCCAAGTTTCAGCTTTCAGGTGGCAGCGTTAAATGGACTAGGCGCGACGATAAAGCAGTCGAGGCTACGTTCACCCTAAGAGGTAATTCTTTGGCTTTTACGGCCAAATTAGAGGACTTTGTGGCCAATGGCGTAGCAGTAACTCGTGATGGTAAACTGAAAGACAATTGGCGCAAGTTTACACGTCAAATGCTTACTGCTCGCGTGGTCAGTGAAGCAGTTCGTCTATTAGCACCTGAAGTTGTATTCGGAGTATATACTCCTGAAGAAATCAGCGACTTTAATTCGCCTGCTCCAATTGTTGAAACAAAGCAGGTTGAAGTGCCAGTATTGGAAGTAGAATTTACCACTATACAAAAGCTCGAAGCATTACTTGAACCATATGAGGCTAAAGTAAATGCTTATCTATTATCCAAGGCGCAAATTAAGGAAGGCCAAAACTTTCGCGATGTTTCCGAAGAATACGCTAAGAAAATCTTAAGTAACTCAAACGCTTTTTTAGAAATCATTAACAAAAACTAATATGCACGACCTAGCAATAATACTACGCAGTGCGCAACTCTATGCGCATAACGCTCACAATATGACAAAGGGTAGTACCTTTTTCTCTGATCATAAATTCTTTGGTCAGTTATATCCTGCTTACGAAGAATCTTACGATTCAGTAGTCGAGCGCATGATTGGCCTTGGTTACGATGTAGATTTAAATCGTATTACTAAGGAAGCAGGCAAAGACGCTGGAAGTTATGCATTTAAGGATGTAAATCCAGAAATGTTTTTTTCTACGCTTTATAACTTTGAGCGTAACATTTGCGATTGCATTAAGGAATATGTACCTAATATGACAGACGGAACACAAAACCTATTGCAGGGCATAGCAGACGAATCCGAAGTGCGTCAGTACAAGATCCGTCAAAGACTAGCTTAATATGAGTGCGACCATTAAATATGATATGCCTAGCAGCGAGTACCACGCTGCCGAAGGCTTGTCCAAATCAGGACTAGATAAGTTTAAACGCAGTCCTATGCATTATAAGCATTGGCTTACTGAAAAGTCAGAGCCTACCGAAGCCATGCGCATTGGTAGCTTGGTGCATATGGCTTTGTTTGAACCTATTAGATTTAGAGCATCAACTGCAATTGCTCCAGTAGTAGATCGCCGTACCAAGGACGGAAAACTTGCCTATGAAATTTTCAGCAAAGAATTATTAGGCAAGGAAGTTGTTACTGCCAAAGATATGACGATGATTACAGAAATGGTATCTGCAATCAATGCACATCGAGGCGCAAATAAACTTCTCAAAGTTGGTCATCCTGAAGTTAGCGTGTTTGCTAAGTGTCCAGTAACTGGCGTATTCTGCAAGGGTCGCTTTGACTGGCTTGGCGATGATTGCATAGTAGATTTAAAAACTACTGAAGATGCTTCGCCTTCACAATTTGGTATTTCAGTAATGCGCTACAGATATTTGATACAGGCTGCACATTACTTGTTTCTTGCTGAACAGGCAGGACTTAAAGTTTCTAAATTCATTTTTATCGCTGCTGAAAAAGAGGCTCCGTACGGAGTTGGCGTTTATGAGGTAAGTAAGAATCAATTATTTAAACCTGAAGCTGATCGTATGATGCAGCTGAGGATGTTTAAGAGTTGCCAAGACTTTGACTCATGGCCTGCTTACGGCAGTGATATTCAACCCATGCAACTACCCGACTGGGCGGTTGTTTAACCAAAACCTAGTAACAAATATAATATTATGTTCAAGATCGATAGAAAATCTGCCGAGGTTCGCTACTTTGAGAATCCCGGTCAATACACAGTTGAAATTGTCAAAGCTGAACCCGGCTTGACCGCAAAGGGCGACAACATTGTCACTCTTTCTTTGAGGTCAGACGATGGTTGTTTAGCCACTGACAATTTCTTAAACAAGGAATCTGTTTATTGGCGCGTCAATGCGCTATTAGCAGCAGTTCCTGAAGTCACCATTCCCGAAGGTGCGGAATATGACTTTAGTAAACGACAAGTTTTTAATGATTTCTTTAACTTATTTATCGGCAAGAAAGTCGATATTAAGCTGGAGCCAGAAACCTATGTGAAGGATGGCGCAGAAAAGACAATCTTACGGGTTAAGAGATATTTAAAATCTAATAATCCGTTTTAATGGTCGCATAAAGGGTACAAGCAGGGGCGCGTCTGCTTAATAACGCGCAACCTACCCATGCAACTTAGAAAATATCAACAGGACGCAATAAGTGCCATTTTAGACAAGTGGAAAACTTATAATAAGTTATTACTTGTTCAACCAACTGGTAGCGGTAAGACCATTGTATTCAGTCAGATTGCTAAAGCACGATTAGAACATGGAAGAACGCTTATATTAGCGCACCGCGAGGAATTAATTAAACAGGCTCAGGATAAATTACAACGCACCACAGGCATCGTGGCCGACCGAGAGCAGGGCGAACATCACGCAGGCAATGCACCGATTGTTATTGCGAGTATACAGACCATGCAGCGCAGACAGGATCAGTGGGCCAATAAATTTAGTACTGTAATTATTGATGAAGCGCATCACGTATTATCTGATTCTTATCAGCAAGTATTATCACGATTTGAAGGCGCAAAAATTTTAGGCGTTACTGCAACTCCTGATAGAGGCGACAAAAAGAATTTAGGAAGTTACTTTGACGAAGTTGCATTTGAAATTGGTTTATTAGATCTGATTAAAGAAAATCATTTAGCAAAGATCTTTGTAAAATCAGTTCCGCTTAATATTGATCTTTCAAATGTACGCACTACCGCAGGCGATTTTAATGAAGCAGATCTAGGCGAGGCACTTGAGCCTTATTTAGAAGCAGCAGCAGACTCAGTTACTAAGCACGCACAAGGCCGTAAGGTACTTGTATTTTTACCGCTTATTAAAACGAGTCAGACCTTTGCTAAGATGTGCAAAGATCGCGGTTGGAGAGCAGAACACGTAGACGGCAATTCGCCTGACCGCGTAAACATTCTTTCACGCTTCACTGGCGGTGAATGCAACCTGCTTTGCAATTCAATGTTATTAACTGAAGGATATGATGAGCCTTCCATTGATTGTTTGATGGTTTTAAGACCAACGCGCAGCCGTGCATTATATTCTCAAATGATCGGGCGTGGAACTAGAACGCATGAAAGCAAGGATCATTTGCTCGTTATAGATCCGCTATGGCTAACAGGTAAACTTTCGCTGATTAAGCCTGCTCACTTAATTGCAGAGAGCGAAGAAGAAGCCCAGATAATGTCAGAAATGGCCAATGTACAAGAGGCTTTGGACTTGGAAGGTATGCAAGTAAACGCACAAAAGATCCGCGAGGAATCACTGCGTAAAAAGCTGGCACGCGAGGCAAGCATAGCAAAGTACCGTAGCAAGAATTTAATTGATCCAATATCCTACGCATTAGATCTGCACAACACTCAGCTTGCAGACTATTCGGAGACGATGAAATGGCATTATCAGCCAGCTACTGAGGGTCAGCTTAAAGCACTCAAGTCATTTGGATTTGATTGCGATAAAGTTCGTAACCGTGGCCATGCATCCAAACTTCTGGATTTGCTTTTTACACGCAGCAATTCCAAGCTGGCCACTCCTAAGCAGATTAACTGGTTAAGAAAGATGGGTCATCCATCGCCTAACACCGCAACATTTACTGAGGCTAAAGACTATTTAGACAAAGTATTTAATAAGTGCATCCCCATAAAAGCATAAACAATTCCATGAACCAAATGAATAAAAACACCGCTAAATGCCCACATTGCGGTCACTCAATATTGCCGGGCGCGTTACTAGGCAGTATCAAAACTGAGCGTAAGGCTGCTGCTGCTCGTATTAATGGACTCAAAGGAGGAAGGCCAAAAAAGAAATGAGCTACGCACAAGATTGCATGAAATCTGTTGAGTATCTATTTAACAAATATTGCAAGGACCTAGAAAATCCAGTTTACCTCGGCAAGAAAACTAAACGAATCGAGATAGATAAAAAATCTAGAGGCTCTGCAAATCCAATTACCGAAGAAGAAAAAGCTAAAGTAAAAGATCTTTGGTCAAAAGGATATAAGATGAGTTCTATTGCTAAAGAATTAAAAAGATCCACAGGATCAATTTCAAATATCTGCACAGAATTAAAACAACATGAATTACTTAAAAGAGGCCAGTGAGTTAGTTCTGGGTGATCGTAATTCTTCTTACGGTAATCCACGCGATGACTATTTAAAAACTTCTAAAATATGGTCTGGATTATTAGCGCACAAACTCAAAGAGGATATTACTCCAGAGGAGGCGATGCTAATGATGGTAGGCGTTAAAATGAGCCGTGAAGTTTATAAACACAAAGATGACAACATTACAGATATGATTGGATATATTCTTTGTTATATTTGGTCAGTAACAGGAAAGAAACCAGAAAAACCATGAACGGAAAAGGTGACTCACCACGAAATTGCTTTAGCGATCAGTTTCGTAATAACTTTGAAACAATCAACTGGGGCAAACGTGAAAGAAAACGAAAAAGATCAACTACTCAATCAAGCAGCAGACGCGATGCTTCTTTTAATGAAGAACAACGCAGGCTATCCAATGACAATGGAGGAAGCGACTCTGACAACAGACACGCTGACTAAATTAATGACCTATAAAAAAGATGTAGAGATTTATATTATTACTCCTATAGATCCTACAAAAAACTGACGTTGTACCCGTCAAAACCCATGCAACTATTAGACAGAGCCAGAGCTTATTTATCCAAGTGCCCACCTGCCATTTCTGGCGCAGGCGGTCATAACACTACGTTCACCGTCGCCGTTTCCTTAACGCACGGCTTTAACCTTTCGCGCGCAGACGCATTGATGCTGCTTAAGGAATATAATCTTAAATGCAATCCACCTTGGAGCGATAATGAACTCAATCATAAAATCAACGAAGCGATCAAAACGCAGCATGATAAACCTGCTGGTCATCTTAGTAATTCTGAGCATCATAAGCCTAATGTTTCGCCTTCAGGAAAGTTTATCATTCGCAGAATCGATAGTCGACCTCTGGAATCCACTTTAACAGGTGCAGAAGCAACCAAAGCATTTTTAAATGCGGTATTTACTGAGCATGACTGGATATGTATTACTACTGACGCACGCTACGACGAGCAGCGCGGTAAATGGTTTCCAGCATCTAGCGGAACTTTCATGTCACGCGGTAAGTGGCTTGAGATGTTTCCAGATACTATGTGGAATGACAAACCACAAGGCGCATGGATTCGTATCAATCCTACAAATACAGACAGGTACGACGGCAGTGACTCGAATGTTTCTGCTTACCGTCATGTTCTTATTGAGTTCGACGAATTACCCAAGGAACAACAACTGGCCATTATTAATGAGTGCAGGCTGCCTATAAGCTGCGTAATTGACTCAGGAGGCAGGTCATTACATGCATGGGTAAAGGTAGACGCTACAAACAAAGAGGAATGGGAAAAGCGCAGAGATACCGTTTACGAATATCTTTCTGACTACAATCCTTGCGAATCAAATAAAAATCCTAGCAGGTTCAGCAGACTCGCTGGAATAATGCGCGGTAATACTGAGCAGAAACTTGTATCGCTTAAGATTGGATTTGATACGTGGGAAGAATGGATTGATTGGAGAGATCAAAATGAAATCACTGAGCCTAATAAACCAAGTGAATTACTTTTGTATGACACAGACAACGATCCGAATAATATTCTTGGCAGGCGTTGGCTATGCAAAGGCGGTAGTCTAACTATTGTTGGCCAATCGGGTATTGGTAAAAGCTCATTTGCGATGCAGATGGCACTTACCTTTGCGCTTGGTAAGGATTTCTTTGGCATCAAACCAATTAAGCCACTGCGCATCGCATTAGTGCAGGCAGAAAATGATATTGGTGATTTATCCGAGGCATTTAAAGGCGTAGTAAGCGCGATGCACATAAGCGACGCTGAAATGCAACTATTAGACGAAAACGTGCGCTTCTATGATGAAACAGTAAAGACTGGCGATGAATTTATTCGCTTGGCTCGCTCGATCATTATCAAGCACAAGGCAGATATGATTTTTGTAGATCCGCTTTTATCTTACGCAGGCGATGATATTTCTGAGCAGAAATTCATGTCATCCTTTTTACGCAATAAATTAAATCCAGTTCTACAGGATACAGGATGCGTCTGGGTATGGCTGCATCATATGCCTAAACCTAAGAATGATCAGCAGGCAGGCACAGTATCGGATATGGCCTACGCTGGCGCAGGATCGGCAGACTTAACGAACTGGAGCCGTGAGGTTGCGGTACTTAAACGCGAGGAAAAGGATCTGCCCATTTTTTCGTTCACCTTGACCAAGCGAGGCAAACGTGCAGGTATGACAGGTCTCGATGGAAAACCCACAACATCAATTAGGCTTAAGCACAGTGAACATGGAATATGCTGGGAATATTCTAAGTTCGTCGCAAAGCCTAAACAAAAGAATTACACCGCATGAACCTGCGTGAATTATTTTGTAAGATGCGCCCAAGAAAGCATGACCGAGATTTTAGTAAATCTGAGGTCATCGCTTACGTCATGGAAACCTGCGACTATGATTTGGAGCAGGCCACGCAAACATTTCATTATCTGCGCAATCGTAGAATTATCGTATTTAAACGCCCTCAGTACATGTGGCAGGGTTGCAGTTATGTTGCAGAGCAGACCATTGAGGAAACAATTGCCGACTTACTGCGCCGTATTGATAAGCTCGAGCATGAAAACCGTATGCTAAGAAATAAGTATAACGAACACTGCAAAGAATTTCACACGAATAATGAAAACTATTAATGACTCGCGCTTTGATGTTGCGCACACATTCAATCCAGACACGCCAGACAATTCAACCGATGGCCAGTCTGTTGCTACCTTAAATGGTGATGACTGCCCGATGGTATTTAATCGATGCACGTTTGACGGCGCGTACATTCACTGGGGCTGCAAAGTAACCGCTTTTACTGGAAGCGATAATATTCCAGTTGTATGCACCGATATTACCTTTAATGACTGCACGTTTATTGACGGCGTTAGCCGTGCCTATGACCAAGTGCGCGGTGGTAGAATTACCTTCAATCGTTGCAGATTCATTAGCACAGGCAGACGCAAGAGGGTAACAAGTGCCTACTTTGATTTAAGCGAGATATGCGACTGCGGATTAAAAGGTGGAGTTTTTGATGTTACCTTTAATGATTGCTCGATCAACGACTTACTACTTGGCGACTGGACAATCTATGACCAGATAAAACGTCCAAAGACTAGGCGCATTACCTTAACCAATTGCGTCAATCCTAACGGCGGTAAAATTATCATTCGCGGAAGATACTGCGACGGCAATACTATCGTCTTAAATAACACGCCTGCATCCACTTTCGTTTGGCCGTCATTTATTACTTGGCTATACTGGCAATATAATAAAAGATTCGGCGATCATCGCACTGGTATCGCAGGCGAATTTACTATAACTCCAATTGAAACAATATGATTAAAGCATTTTTTAGTAACTTATTAGCAAAGATTAAGGCATTTTTTGCACCAGTTAAAGCAGCCGAGCAGAACATTGTCGCCAAAGTGGACAAGGTCGAGGACAAGACCGAGGTAATTGCGGACAAGGTTAAGAACGCTGCTGCCGACGTTAAAAAAGATCTTAAGTAATCCCTACTTAACAAACACACACACTAAAGGTACGCATTAATTTGCGTGCCTTTTTTGTTATACGCAATCCATGCAATCTTAAGCCTGTTTAAGACTCCATACATGACGTTTAAAATAATAGGCCAAAATGGAGTTACTGATGCCATTTTGCAACTATTTCAAACATGGTTGCACGATGGTTGCTAAGCATGGTTGCTAAGCCCTAGTTGAAATGGCCTTTTATGGTTGCACAGTGGTTGCACAGACGTGCTAATACCTAGATGCTACTTACCTAAAGGTAAAGGAACGCTTACACTTTAAGCTCCTTCGGGCTTAAGGCGCGTTCAGAGACCAAAAAAACACAAAAAAACCGCACTCTTTGAGAAATGCGGTTAAAACCTCTTATAATTGATTTTATTAAGTTACTGCTACCTTGGTATTAAAAACAAAACAAAATTGATTGTAGGGTACTTGTTGTGGCAAAGAAAGGCCATCAGCGATCATCCTCACGCTCGTTTTGGTAGTAACCTAAGAAAAAGAACACTATTACCAAAGCGGTTATGATTAAAACCGCGCATATATCCGTCATGCCTTCATATATTTTTTTCATGTTTTTAAGCGATTAAAAGTTAAAACAGAGCGTTACGCGTGCGCGCGCGCGATACTTGTCGCATCAGACTTTGCGTTTAGCCAATTGACCAGACCCATCTCGCAATAATAAGGCAGATCGTCGATGTACTGATCAATTACCGTAATGCCCAATTCAGGCTTGGCCAACTTGTAATAGCCAACATCACGCAGCACGCGATGGACAAACTGCTGATGCTCGTAATTTTCTTCCTCGTTTGCGTCGATCCACATCTGCATAAATGCGTCTAGGATGTCATTGTATTCGTCGTTATCGATGCGACAGTTCAGATCGTGGCGTATAAAGTACAGACGCTCAAGCATTTCGCCCTCGAGCGCGTAAAGATAAGTGGTGATTTTGTGTCGATTGTTCATGGGATTAAAATTGGTTATTAAATCTATCTTCACGCAATTGTGCTAACTCACATTGTGCCTCAAACCATCCGTCACTGAATTGAATTGATAGTTCTTCGTAACTTACGTCACAATTTAAAGGCTGCCCGTCATTGTAAAAATTGTAATGCCGTGAGTCCGCAGATGCGCGTTCAGATTTAGATAATGATTGATAAGCCTTATAGCCTTGTTCAAACGCTACGTCGTACATTGATTTATTTGTTGTCATGGGATTAATGAGTTACACCCAATAAAAGCCATCGCTTGGTTATTGTCGATATTATTTTTAACTATTTTTTCATAGGACCTATCTTTTTATCTATTTTCTGCTACCAACTTGACCATTAACCTTACCCAACATTGAACGACCTTGAACAAGTTGACTTGCAGTCGCCAACGCAACGGCTAAAAACTGTTAGCAGCAAGGTCTACACAACCGAAAAGCTCGACGAGGATAAACGCGAAGCCATCATCAAAGGTCTTAAAGCTGGCGGTTCAGTCATCGGTCTAGCTCAAAAATACAAAGTATCAGACCACACAGTCACCGCAGTTAGACGCGAACTGGAACAATCAGACCCATCAGCAGCACTCGCAATCTACAGACGATCCGCTTCGGGTACACTCGCAAGAGTCGCTGCCAAAGGCGCAGAGCTACTGGAAAAGGCCATAGATAACATTGATCCTGCAGATCTTAAGCCCGGCAACCTAAGTGCAATCGGTCTTACAGTAGCGATCGCAGCAGACAAAGCCCTGAGTTTAGCTGGTGAAGCTCAAGTAGTTACAGAACATCGGTTAACCGTAGACGTCAATTCGGTTAACAACATGCTTAAACAGGCCAATAATAGCGTAAAAACAGTACATGACGATGATGTGATTGATATAAGTACCTCATCATCAGCAAGTAACAATTCTAGTTTCGCACAATAGGCATTATGTTAAATATTATTTTCGTTTTATAACTAACACTATGCTAATCAACAACTTACAAAATTATGTGCGCATAGGGGAGGGGGGGATGCCTCGGTCTATTTTTTCACTCGGGCGCGACGCATTACCTCACGGAAATTTTTTTTTACAAAAGCCCTTTTCACGTTTCGTACAAAGCATAGTACCTCATAGACGCCTGCCAGACGTGGTGGGGTCAATTATGAAGATAAGAGTTGGAGCCTCTTAACGTGATGCAACTTTATGGATCACAAACTACAACTTATGGCGTTAACGATGGCAGCATTTTTCTTATTTGCGACCATTGTATATCTGACAATCAAAGACGAATGATATGAGCGAAGAAACTAAAGAGGTTGTGCAGTTTCAGATAAGCGAGCGTCAGCTTGCTAAGGATCTAGGACTTGGCCAGCCAGAATTGGCAAAGCGTCGCATTGGACAATTAGAAAAGGGCGTACATTGGGACTATCAGGGGATGCCTAAGCAGACGTTTTATCATTCAAATGGCGTGGAGGCCATGAAGGCACTGCTTAACATAAATACTGCCGTGGAAGAGCCTCAGAGTGCGCCTAATGAGGCAAAGGTGGTGCGAGTTAAGGAAATACCTAAGATAAAGGCGAACTCGCTGATCATTAACCATGGACGCCCGGGCTGGTGGACCGACAAGGAGGCCATCGTATTTGCCAACAAATTTGCAAACAAGCGCATGATCCTAGTCGAGTACGAGGGCAAGCGCGTGCCTTGCAGAGTTAAGATAAGTCACAATTTCACATCGGGCATGGTTATACCTGTACGCCAGTACGACAATATCCTTGTCGCAGCCCGTCACCCAAGATTCGCAGGTATTTGGTAAAGGAACAATATGCCACTCAGCAAAAAAGGAAAAAAGATATTAGGTAACATGAAGGAAGAATATGGAGAAAAGAAAGCCAAACAAGTATTCTACGCCTCGATCAATTCGGGCAAAGTCAAAGGGGCCGAAAAAACAGGATACAGTTACAAAAAGAAATGATCGACCAGCCAGTGTTCAACTTTGGGGATTTGGTGTTCCACAGGACGGAGGATGCGCCGGGGATCGTCACTGGAATTCTCTATACTGCGGATGGTGGAATTCTATACCAAGTGACGTGGCAGGGCCGACTAACGGACGAACACTATGCAACCGAACTGACCAAGGATCGACCATACTTTGTAAAATCCTCAGAGGAGGAAGAAATCTGATTACCAAGCCTAAGCTCTGGTTGGCCAAGTGGTATCTTTGCCGTGAGACAAAGTTTAGCGCATGGGCAATCAAGGTTATAGTTGATCACGTACGTAATGACTAAATCCACGGACCAGCAAATTGCAGGGTATGTTCCCACACCGCATCCTGTGCTATATGCGCCGACGCTTGACGATATTAAAGCGTTGGTGGCAAAGCATGGCGCGGAGGAAACTGCTCGCAGGTTGCAGATTCGTGAGGATAAAATACTAGCCGAAAAGATGGATCCGTTTCGGCATGGCTATGAGCCACCGCACTGGAAAGATGCCGATAAGTTGTTACTTGAATATCGTGACCTGTTGGTGATGGGTGGTAATCGTGCAGGCAAGACTGAGTATGCTGCAAAGAAACTAAATCAGCTTATGGCCAACAAGCCAGAGGCCAGAGTGTGGTGTCTGCATACAACCAACCAAAGTTCAATTCAGATGCAGCAGAACGTGGTATGGAAATATTTACCGCCTGAGTTTAAGAACGCCAAAAAGACAAAAATTACCAATATCTCGTATACGCAAAAAAACGGATTCTCGGATAATAGCTTTGTTTTGCCTAATAAAAGCCAGTGCTTTTTTATGAATTATGCGCAGGACAAGCGCGTAATCGAGGGTGGTGAGTGCGATATGATTTGGTGCGACGAATTAGTACCACTCGATTGGATTGAGACGCTCAGGTATCGTTTAGTTACTAGGAATGGACTTTTACTTGTGACGTTTACGCCTGTCACAGGTTACACGCAGACCGTAAAAGAATATGTGTCTGGATGCAGATTTCAAAAGGCTAAGAAGGCCGAGCTATTGCCTAATAATGTAAACGTGCAAGGTCTGCCGATGGGTACTATGCCGTATACTGCTAAATGCCACGGCAAGCACGCTGCGATCATTTGGTTTCATTCCAATATGAATCCATATTCGGACTGGGAAAACATGAAGCGCACGCTGCAAGGCAGAAATAGCTATGAGTTAAAAATTCGTGCGTATGGATGGGCAGAGTCGCTTACAGGCTCACACTTTCCAAGATTTGGTGAGAATAATATTATTGCGCCTGATAAGATACCGAGACTAGGCACAAATTACATGGTAATTGATCCTGCTGGAAGCCGTAATTGGTTCATGCTCTGGATGCGAGTCGATGAGCAGGGCAGAAAGTACGTGTACCGCGAATGGCCTGATATATCGGTAGGCGAATGGGCAATTGCAGGTGACAAGCAAGACGGCAAAATGGGACTTGGCCAAAAGAATGGCGCAGGCCGTGGCATTGATGCGTACAAGGAATTAATACGTGAACTTGAGGGTAAAGAAATTATTTTTGAAAGATTTATAGACCCACGAGCAGGTGGAACACAGGCAGCAGGCAAAGATGGAGGCACAAGCCTTATTGAATTACTTGAGGAAGAACCGCCAATGTTCTTTACGCCAGCAGCAGGCATAAGAGTTGAGGAAGGTGTCACCATGATAAATGACTGGCTTGATTATGATCCCTCACAACCAATTTCTACAATTAATGAGCCAAAGCTATTCGTATCTTCGGAGTGCGAAAATCTAATTTACTCGCTACGTGAGTGGACTGGAGCAGACGGTGAAAAGGGAGCTACTAAAGATCCTATAGACTGCTTGAGGTATTTGGCCGTTATGCATCCAGAACATCATGACAAAAAATCCTTCGCCTCGGTTGGAGGCGGTTCCTACTAATGAAAGAATTTCCCCCACTAATCACACGAAAGCAGGCTAGACAACTGACTGGTTTATCAGAAAAGTATTTTGATCGACTAAGAATCGCTGGAGAGCTACGCACGTTCAAGACTCTTGGAGGATTGCATCGCTTTTACAGAGATGAGGTTTTAGAATACGTTAACAAAAAACTTAAATAATTATGAGTTACAACTATGAGTTCACCCCGGGCAGTCCCAACACGGATCGCTTAGTTCACTACGAGGAAAAGCCAGATATTAATTATCTATCATGGGAATTTAGACGCTCCCTTTACTCTGGCAACAACATGAGCCGTATCGATGATAATGATGCGGTACGTTTTTGTAAGTGGTCAGGTCAAACTGATGATGGCAAAAAGTGGTCAAACACTGGCCAAGATGGTAAGCAAGTATTTCCATTTGAAGGCGCATCTGATATTCGTGTTCGTTTAATCGATAGCACAATCAATGAGCTTGTCGCAACGCTTACCACTTCATTTGAGCGTGCAGACCTAAAGGTATCTGGCGTTGATATTCAAGACGCTGCTGCTGCTGAGGCTGCCACGAATTTAATGACTTGGATTCGTGAAAACAAAATGAAGCAAGAACTTCAGCGCGAATCTGAACTGCTTGCACAATATTGTCAGCAGTATGGATGGGCAGTCGTACACGTTGCATGGGAACAAAAAATCTCAAAGCGTATACAGACAATTACCATGCAGCAGATTCAGCAATTGGTACAACAGACTGCTCAACAAGATCCGCAGTCACCATTGCTTCAATTGCCTGCAAAAATTATGTCCGAAGAACACGAGGACGAAGTCATTGCTATATTTGAGCAATACTTGCCAGATGTTTATAAGGGCGATCTACGCAAAATGGTACGTGATTTGCGCACAACAGGCACTGGCGAATACGAAGAAGAATATGTACAAAAGAATTTGCCTTCCGTTGCTGCATTAAAGCCATTCGACGAAGTAGCATTTCCACCTGAAACCATTAATTTACAAGACGCGCGTGTAATTTTCCGTCGTCAGTACATGACCGAAGTACAAATGCGTTCCATGATTGTAAGCGATGGCTGGGACGAGGAATTTGTTAATCAGGCTGCGCTCACTCAAGGCAGACAGTCATGGTTTAATGATATTAATCTTGTTTCTACGGCATTAAATACCGCAGGCGCACTACGTACTGATCATTTAATTGAAGTTGTATATGCTTATGTTCGTCAAATTGACGAAAAAGGCGTACCTGCAATTTATTTTACGGTATTTTGTCCGCTAGTTGGTAATCAAATTTTTGGAAAACACGAATTACTTGATTATGCACACGGAAATTATCCGTTTGTAGACTATCGCCGTGAGCGTTTACGCCGTCGTATCATGGAAAGCCGTGGTATTCCTGAGCTTTCAAGCACAGACCAAGACGAAATTAAGGCTCAAGCTGACTCAATGCGTGACCGTACCGCATTTACAACGCTTCCACCGATTAAAGTTAAGAAGCGCATCGGTATGATCAACAAAATTGGTCCTGCCGTACAACTTCCAGTTACTCAGGCCGATGATTATGAGTTTATGACTCCACCTGCATCCGTAATTGGTGAGGCAGTACAAGTCATGGACCGCGCATATGCACGTCATGCAAACTATTTTGGTTTAAGCCACGAAGCAGTTTCGCCTGTAAAAGCACAATTAATCCAACAACAGAACTTAAACAATTGGTTTGGTACTTGGAGCATTGTATTTTCACAAGTATTCCAACTTTGCTTGCAGTATCTTCCAGAAGAAGAAATTCAAAGAGTCACTGGATCACAATTGCCAAAAAATATCTCAGATATAGCTGGCCAATTTGATTTCATCTTACGTTTTGACGTTCGTGATCTAAATCCAGACTACGTTTTAGAAAAGTTAAAAGCTATTTCTCAATTTGTAGTACCATTAGATACTGGTGGCGTAATTGACCGCAATAAACTAATTATGGCCATCACAGAGGCTATATCTCCAACTGCTGCTACTGATCTTATTACCGATCAAACATCAGCAAGCCAAAAGATGTACCGTGATGTTCAAAGTGATATTGCTTTAATGATGCTAGGTACTGAGGCAATGTACACTCAGAATGATCCTGCTGCTCAGACAAAACTGCAATATGCTCAAGATGTAGTTACAAAGAATCCAAAAGCACAACAGGCTGCAAAGTCTGATCCTTTATTCCAAAAGCTGATGGAAAATTACGTCAAGAACTTGCAAATGTCTATCATGCAGCAACAAAATAAACAGATCGGTGCTTACGGAGTAAAACCTGTAGAAAGCTAAAATATGGAGCCTAAACTCGTAGAAGCCTTTGGCTTTTCTGGCGAAAACAACCTCTGGAACGGTATCATTCTTGTATTGAATGATGCCGTAAAAGATGAAGTTGAAACTGCCATCAGTCGTGAAACCAATGGCGAGGATCGTATCCATGCTGCTGGTCGCGCTGAAGCCTTAAATGATTTCCTGCTACTGCTTAATCAGTTGCGCGAAAAGGCCAAAGAGATCAACGGCTCGATATGATGATGCTAACAAAACATTACCCGACCTTACCCGACCTTACTATTTTTTCAAAAGATATTGAATAAATCCCAAAATTTACTCCATATCTTAAACTACGGGCTTCCCTTGTTGCGCCCTTGAGCAGCACTGATCCTTGCGTTCTTGGACGCTTTAAAAACCATGACCGACAGTTCAACAAACACTCCAACACAATCTAACGGGAATGTGTCGGAAAAGCCATTAAATCCCGTGTCAGAAAAGCTCGGTCATCTTGATCAAGAAAAACTAACTTCTTTGCTCAAGAAATCTCTGATGAACGAGCCATCGGAACAGGCGACTACTAAGCCTGCTGAAGCTCCAAAAGCTGAAGAACAACAAGTAGAAAAAACTTCCGAGGAAACTGTATCAGATGATACGGCAACCGAAGAAACAAACGATCTTTCTCAGGAACAGGCTAAAGAAGCAGCTTCCGAAAACGAAGATTCAGAGGAGAAATCCGAAGAATCCGAGCCAGAGGAAGTTACCGAAGATGATCAAGGACTGCCTAAAGGCGTTAAGAAGCGAATCGATAAGCTCGTTGCAAAACGTAAGGAAATCGAGGAACAACTTAAAGCTAAAGAGGCAGAGATAGAGTCGCTAAAAGCAGCAAAGCCAGAAGTGGCCGATGCTCCTGTTGCGCCTTTACCTACTAATCCTTACTTGCATTTGGATAATCAGTCCGCAGTGGAATCTGAAATTCAACAAGCAAGGCGCGTTCGGAGATGGTGCGAGGAAAATCCAGATGGAGCCACAGTTGCTGGTCCAGATGGTAAAGAAGTCGATTATTCGGCTGAACAGATTCGCGCTATTAAACTAAACGCAATAGATGCCCTTGAAGAACATCTGCCAAGACAATTAAATTATGTGCAAAACAAGTCTAAATTAGACCCAATTGCAGAATCAGAATATTCTTGGTGGAAAAACAAAGCGTCTAGGGAATATCAGCAAGCTCAGAATATGTTGAAAAACTTTCCAGAGCTTAGACGTTTCCCAGATTATAAAATTGTCATCGGTGACTATATTCGTGGTTCAATGGAACGTGAAAACAATTACGCAAAACAAAAGCAGGCAACGACTGGTAAGACTGTAGTCAAAAAGGCTCCATCTCAACCAATCAAGCCATCTGCTGCACCAGTGCAAATGTCAAAACAAGAAATTAAAACACAGGTAGCAGAACAGAAGTTCCGTAAAACTGGTTCACAAGAAGCGTTGAAGGAATTGGTTCTTAGCAGGTTCGTATAATAATTAATTAGGAAAATACTACAATGGCACAACTATATGAACGCACACAGGTCGGTAAGCGCGAGGATTTAGCCGACTACATTTCGCTCGTTGACGCAAAGGATACTCCTTTCGTATCAATGGCTCCAAAAGGCTCGAAACCGGGCAATACATACTTCCAATGGCAAGCAGATAACTTCCCAACACCAGCAATCACAGGTACGGTTGACGGTACGGATGTTCAATCAGCAGACTATCAGAATTTAAACTCTGGTCGTGCGCTATTAGCGAATTACGTACAAATCTTCCGTCGTCCAGTTCGTGTATCACCTCTATCGGTTGACGTATCAATCGTCGCTGGTCTACGTGATGAATTAGCTGGCATGGTTGCAAAAGGTATTACGCTCATGAAGCGTGATATGGAATCCACATTCCTCTCTGCAAACGATGGTCAAGCTGATAACGGAACAGTTCCTTACTTAACAAAAGCATTAGGTTCATTCGTTAGCACAAGTGGTGGTACAGTTCCAGCAGTTCCTGCTGCTTTCCGTACTCCATCAGCAAGCATCGTTGGTACATCTGCTGCTGCAAGCACTCTTGCTGAAACAGACGTACAGGGTCTTTTAACTTCAATCTGGAGCCAAACTGGTACTTACCGTGATTATGATTGTATCGTAGGTAGCACATTAAAGCGTGCTTTCACGAACCTCATGTTCACAACTCCAAGCACTGGTTCAGCAAACACACAATCAGCAATTCGTACATTTGAACGTGAAGCTGATGCAGATGTTTATATCTCCAGCGTTGACGTATTTGAAGGTGATTTCGGTCGCTTAAAAATTCACCCAGACGCATTTGCACCTGCTGCATATAAAGGATACGTAATTCCAATGGATTTAACAGAAATCCGTTACGCAAATATGCCAGAAGTACGCGATCTTCCTGACTACGGTGGCGGTCCTGCTCGTTTAATCGAAGCAGTCGCTGGCTTAGTTGTGAAGAATCCGCTTGCCTTTGGTAAGTTTGATTTCTCATCCTAATCTATATGATAGAAACCATCCCCCCCGATCTTTATAAACCACTACTGGACGAATTTCGGAGGGGGTGGCATAAGGAAATGGTTTTGGGTCGCATTGAAGCTAAGAAAAATGCGGCCCTCAACCAGTCCTATCACAAAGGTGTTGATGGTTTAGGAAAGTTAAGGGCACGTATTCCAGCTAGTGCTTACCATTTCTGGGGGCAAAAGTTAGGATACAAATGCTGGCAAGATGCCACATTTATTAAAGAATTTTTAAGAGATAACCCCGGGCTAGAGGCCAAGGGTGGATCTACCAAGTTGATGGTCGGTTACGGAAAATCTACCAGCGATTCTAGTAAATCCGAAATATTTGATGGATTCGGAAGAAAAGTTTAATAATGCGTACAACTGATTTTAGTTCATTGTTATTTCGCTGGATGCAACTAGCAGGGTTGGATCGTACATCGATTACATCCTTAAACTTTAGTACGTTTAGAGATTTCGCTAATGGCCGATTAGAAATCATCTGGAAAAGCGAATTATGGCCAGATTTGATTAGAGTTACCACGCCACCGGGCGATGATGTAACAACCGATGGTTACGGAGTAAGGTCGTACCAATTAGATAATACCGTGGGAGAAGTTCTTGGCGTTTACGACCAAAACCCACGCCTTACAACACGCGCACGTTTACTTAAATATTTTCTCTATGAGGACTCAACAGGACGTTATGTCAACGTCATGGAGAATACTACCCCAATTTTTATAGAGTATCGTATTGTCAAAACTGATATATTCGGAGACTTATACGATCCCACAGTTTCTTATCAAGTAGGATCACAAATCTATTTTGATACATCAAATCCAACAGGCGGTACATACATACCTAGCACTGGTGCATTATCACAAGGTAATTTTTATACCTGCATCAATGCTTCTGTAGGATTTAATCCAATTACTGCACCTCAAAACTGGCAAATAATACCGATGCCTTACTTTATGGGCGAATATCTTGTTCGTTCATGTTTAGCGGATTATTTAAGAAGTGAAGGTCAGTTTGAACAAGCTCAGTTGGCTGAATCTGATGCAGAAGGCGCACGCGAATTAGAAGTAGATCGCGTACTACGTCAAGAAGGTCAGATTCCTCGCCTCAATATGTTTACTTATTAATCGCCATGCTCAATAATACAAAAGCAGTTAACTTATACCCAAAACCTAATAAAGGTTTTCCGCTAATTACATTAGCCGTTTCTACAACCCCAGTATCTCCAGCTACATTAGACGTAACAACGTACTATGTTTTAGTTGAAGTACAAGGAAACAGTGTTTACGCAACTTTCGATGGCAGCACTCCTTCATCAACTAATGGCCATATTTATGCTGCTGGTTATCGTGATTTCTGGAGCCGTCAAATGATTGATGCTGCAACCTTCTTGCAAAACTCTGGTGCAGCTAAAATTGTAATGTCACCATTCGCTGACTAATAGTCATGTTAGCACCTCTTTTAAACCAAGCATATAAGAGGGCTTTACAATTCGTAAACACCCTCTTAGCGCAAGAAACTGGAGCGCGTTTACTTTTTGAAGATGGCTCGTACATAATCGTCGAATAAAGTAACATCATGGCTTCAGAAAAGAAAATCTCGCAGCTTACACCAGCTACTATTGTCAATACTAATGACTTTACAGTCTTAGTAGACGGTGGCTCATCACAAAATAAACGCGCTACCATAGCTCAAATTATGGCAGTCGCTGGCGGTGGAACTGTAACTAATGTTAATGTTTCTGGAAGCCAAGGCGTAACAATTAGCGGTGCGCCTATTACAAGCGCAGGCACGATTAATGTAGGGCTGGGCAATATTACGCCCGGCTCTATTACGGCAACTGGCGCAATTACTGGCACTAATCTTTCTGGTACAAATACTGGTGATCAAACAATTACACTTACTGGCGATGTAGGTTCTAATTCTGGCACTGGTACGCTTACCACAACAATTGGAGCAGGCGCAGTAACTAATACAAAATTGGCCAATATGTCTGGCTCGTCTCTTAAAGGACGTGCTAGTGGGGTAGGATCTCCACAAGACTTATCGATGTCAGATGTCAATAATATGCTTCCGATTATGTCGGGAGATAGCGGTGCAGGTGGCGTAAAAGGATTAGTTCCTGCTCCTGCTGCTGGCAAAGCTGCTGCAAATACTTTTTTAAAAGCAGACGGCACTTGGACTGCTCCAGATATTAATAATCTTTTACCAACGCAGGCTGGTAATACTGGAAAAGTTCTTCAGACAAATGGAACTAGCACAAGCTGGGTATCTACAATTTTAAGCCCAGTATCCAGAAATGCTCAGACTAATTCAACGTCTACGGCAACGATTACGCCAACAAGTCAATTACATACAGAAAAAATTACATTTGCTGGATCATCTGGTACAAGATCCTGTACAGTATCAAGCACGGGCCTTTTTGCTGGTGCTAGAATTTTAATTAGACTTAGCACATCAGGCGTATACGGAATTACATTTAATATTTACGATACAAGTACCTCTGGAACATTACTCGCAACTTTTATTACTGATCAATACACACCATCTGGTGTTGTAGAATTAGGATTTAATGGTACGGCTTTTGAAGTAAATTACGTGATTGTACCTGCTAACGGAACTCAAGGATAAAATGAAACTTACTAAATTAGCTGCTTTATTTATTTTACCGCTTGCTTTGTTTGCACAAGTAAATGTGCAAAAGCAGCAAGGTACTTATTTACTTACTAATGGTCCTATTGTTGTAGGTAATAGTAACTCAATATCAGTAACTGGTAATGGTTCAATAACTGCAACAGCTTATAGTGGAACACTTCCTGTAGCTAATGGAGGTACAGGTGTTACTACATCATCTGGTGCTAATAGCGTA